GATGGTATCTTTGCTATTTCATTCTTGTTAGCAGTTACGTTAAGCTCTATAGGCTTGTTTGCAATAGATAATATAGTTTCGTCAATTGTTTTCGTAAAAGAATCAGAAAACGGTTTTTTAAATGCCGCTACAGGATCGATTGATATAGCTTTTTTAATATCAAGCTGCAACAAAGCTTTTACCTGAGCCACTACAGATGCTATTCCAAGCGCCGCCCCCTGGAAAGTATTGATCACACCCCTACCAACATCAATTACCGCTGCGAACGCTATGCGCACGTCATTTCCGTATAGTTTAACAATATCGGCGCTTTTTGATAAAAACACCGAAACAGATTGAGTCGCTGACGTGAAGAAATCTATTATACCTACCCTGCCAATTGCTACTTGCAACTCAAAAAGCGCATTATTAAATCTATTTATTTGGGATTGCAAACCAGCAGCGGCTGCCTGAGACTCTGCGCCGAATGTTTTTTGTAATTCCCTCGCAAAATTAGGAAGCAATACCTCAGCTGTTAATTCGCCTTTTTGCAGCAGCTTGCCCAACTCTTCAGTTGTCACGCCTATTGACCTGGCTGCAATCTGGAAAGCCCCTGGCAATCGTTCCCCCAGCTGGCCTCTTAATTCTTCAGCCGATACAGTGCCCTTTGATATTATTTGCTGTATTGCAAGCAGGGCGCCAGATGTCTCATCTGACCTTAGTTTTAAAGCTGTTGCAGCTTGAGATATTCCAACGAATATTTCTCTAACAGCCTGACCTTCAAGCTTTGTACCCTTAGCAGCTACCGCAAGCTTAGAATACTGATCTGTGGTATCTCTAAGAGATAAACCGAGCTCGTTTGATGTTTTTCTTATAAAATCAAGTTCTGCGTTTGCAGCCTTAGCGCTTCCCGTTGCAACTTTTAATGCGGATTCAAACTTTTCTACATCGATGGCCGCGTTAGCAAGTCCCTTGATAGTTGATAGCGCGCCATAAGCGCTTACGACGCCTATAGCAGCGTTTTTTATTGAATCAAAAGAATCTTTAATTATTCCGGTTGACCTTGATATATTGCGCTCGGCCTTATCACCAGCGTCGCCTAAGCGGTTAAGCTCTGATATTCCGCCCTTTATGCCGGTTGAATCTAGTGTTAAAGTTAGCGCTGCAAAGTCAGTCATTTATTTAATCATCCTAAGCCGTAATCTATCCAAATCCTTAATTATGCTTACGTCATGACTAGATAAACTTTTATCAGTCAACCTTGCCCAGCTATCTATCTCTTGATATGATAATGGACTGATGCCTAATTCGCTGACCTGCCTCGCTGAGTCAAGCTCGCAAAACCAAGCCCAAATATTTGAAAATATGCCGATTGGTAATTCAATCAGCATATCATGTTTTCTTCCAGTTTGTCTATATGCTGCAAGAAGGTGATCACGCAAAGTGGCGCCATCTTCTTGTCTTTTCTCTAGCTCAAACTCTCTTTTAGCATACGCAAGCAGAATGTCTACTTGCTCTTTGTAAAATTTGCAAGATCATTGCTTATTTCAAGCACCTTTGATCGAATAATTGGATTAATTTTCATCAGCTCAATAGCATTCTCTTCACTGTATTCTGGAACCTCTACACCATTCACAGTGCCACGCCAGCCGCACACACGCACTGCTATAGCCTCTATGGTGTCGTCCATGTCTTGCTCTGCTTTTTTGAATCCTTCCTGCTTCCCGCGTTTACGCTCTTCAAACAAGCGCATTCTATCCTTATTTTCAAGCTCTAAAATAAAAGATTGAACTTTCTTGCTATACTGACCAAGTACAGAGATATAAAAGCCTGTTTTCGTTACGCCATCTTCACCCATGTATTCAAATTCAGTTGGCATATCACAAATATTAGTAATATTCAGTTTCCCAAATCCAGACATTTATATCTCCTTTAATTAATAAAATTACGCCGCTGAATCTTGAATCATTAGCGTAGTTACATCTCCATTGTTTGTGGCGGAATTAGTATTAAGAAGCGCTGTAAAAGGGACGGTTTGAACAATACCTTTCTGCCCATCATCTTTACTGTTTCCACCTACTTTGATGCGAGGCATGGTAAACGCTACAAAATCAGAATTAGCCGCGCTTGTTGCAGTAAGGGCCATTGTCACAGACGCCTCTGTTTCGTCCTCAAACATTTGCATGTAAGTGTCATTTTCTAACAGGATAGTCATTTGTCCTGAAATTAACACTGATCCACTAAATACATCAGGTGTTGAACTTGCCCCTACCACATCCTCTTTTGTCATACTTCCGTTAAGGGTAAAGTTCATTCCTGTTACATTACCTACAGACGACCCTCCTACAATCAATATTCCCTGTGCGCCCGCCATAACACCAGTCGTGGTAGCGGCTGTTGGGGAAGTAAAGTAAGCTGCAGAACCGATGTCTAAGTTTCTACCCAGAAAACCGAAGCTACAAGTTGCCATTCCACTAGCAGGCAATTGAATATCCATAGAGTTAACTTTGCAATCATAAAATTGCTCACTCATTGCAACCCCAGTGCCGTACCATTGTTCAATGGTAAAGTAATCCGCTGTGTGTGCTGATTGAGGTGTGAATGTTTTTTTCCCTGTTACTGATAACGTACACGCAGCAATAGCTGACTGCGCTGAAATAGTCGTTCCATTAAGCACGTATACAGTCAACACCGTCGCGGTTAATGACGCAACCAAGTAATTTTTATTCAAATTCCCAGCTGCTAACCCCGCTGTGACCCTAACAATATCGCCAGCCTTTACCCCGTCTGTAATCCATGAGCCAGCAGACCTAGTAATAGTGTATGTTGGCCCAGAACCAGCCGTTGTCAGCGTCAATGATGCTATGCTAGCCCCCGCTGCAAAATCCTTACGAACCGCCGCCGCCATGAAATCTTTATATGTAGCTGGGCTAATCTCTCCGCTTATAGGGCCCTCAATATATTTTGACCCGTGTCTAAAATCAGCCACTTGGTAGTCTGTGCGGATTTCATTGGACTGAAATGTATTTTTCTTGAGCTCAATACCGCTTGACGTTCTCCTTAGCACTTGAGCGCCTGAAGCCGTGGCTTTGGTGCCCAAAGCCGTTTGCTTTTTATAAATTACTTGTTTATCTACACCTGAACCTATTGCCATGATTCAATCTCCTATTCAATATAACTGTAAAATTCAATATCAATTGGGATCATGAACCTGTCATTTTCCTCAACACTTTGCTTTATACGAGGTGATTTACTGATATTTGCGACTACATTGTCGTGAGAATGGCTAGTTCCTCTTGCAAATGCTAATCGTATAAGCTCGGCTCTTGCCATAGCTTCAGATTTGCCCGTATATAATTTGTAAAACAAATTAATTTGTAAAATTCCATCTATTCTATGCAATCCGGTTGAGTATTCCTCATGAACCGGAGGAGCAAAGAAAAAATAAACATCTTGATATGGCAATGCAATAATGGGCCTTGTGTTTGGCCATTTAGTGGGCAATGCCGGTACAATATTATTAATGCTGTTTTCTAATGCTATTTGTATTTTTGATATTGTCATGTTTTAATAGCATTAAAAATACCTTTAAACTCAATCAGCGTAGTTTTAAGCATCCCTTGTGGCGCCTGCCTAGAATGCCCATCTTCTAAGATCTGTATGTATGGGACATTATTGGTTATGTAATGCACTGTGTAAGGATCGCCAGAGCTTGTTTTATTTATTATTCTTGACAGCGTTCTGTTTCCGTCACCGTCTTGCTCATTTAAAAATTCATTTGGAATAAACCCGTTGCCATATTGCCAATTTGCTCTTGCGGTACCTCCAACATATCCTGCAGGCGGGTGTTTTGTTTTCCATCCTGATGGGTCACCCACTGGCGTTTTCATTATCAATGATTCGCCAAGCTTACTTACAAGCAGCCTAACAAACTTGCTTGACCTTGCGTTTGTTTTTTCTGTAAACCTTGACACATCACCCTTGAAGCTCATCGCTTAAGCTCCACTATATATATTATTGCTTCGTCATAATTGGGAGATATTGTTTTTATTCTTGTTATTGTGTGACTAACTCCACTTATGACAATTTCATCATTCAAATATGGCGTGTCTATTCCTTTAGATGACAACAAAATTGTTATGAAAACATCATGCTCAGAGACTTCGCTAGAGCTTGATTTTCTATCATCTCCAAAAGCATTATTCACCAATACAGCATAACCAGTTTGCGATAACGTTGTATTGCTAATCGATCCAGTGTTAACATCATAAGCACCTGGCGTTTTGTAATTTATAGTTACAGCCAGCCCCTTAGATGATATAAGGTTGTATGCCGATGTAATATTAGACTCGTACAATTGGCAATGCTCCACTTTTTGCCGATGCTGATATCATATATCTGCGCAACATAGCATCTATCTCTCTATACTCTTTTTGATTGCTATCTGACTCAAAGTATTCTGTTTCCAAAACATCAACCTTTTCCCGTTTAACTGATCGCTCTTTATCTGAGTATAAAGAAGCGCTAGCAGCCTTCAACGCTAATATGCAGCACGCATTTTTTAATTCAATTGGAATAATGTTATTAGCAACAAAATCATTTGAACCTGATATTAAAACATTTTCGCGTGGCCAGTCTAAAGCCTGCGTGT